GGCTCTGCAAACCCAGGAACTATTGGAACGTTAAACGGGCCTGCAAACGTTGCAAACTCTTTTGGCGTAGTTCGTGCTCGTATTACTGGATACTCAAGTGGAACGTACAAAACAATTTTAAGTTATTCCGTTTCAGAAGATGCAGCAGCAACGGCATTTCAAATGGGCTTTGTTACAACTTGGATGAATAGTTCACCAATTACCTCTATAACTATTACTTCAAATGCATCAGCTAAAAATAATTGGGCTCAGTATTCAACATTTACTCTTTACGGAGTATCCGATTTGTTTGCTGGAGGAGCACCTACAGCACCAACATTAGGAACGGTAACTGACCAAGCAGGTTTTGCCTCTGTTTCCTTCACTCCTGCTGCAAATGACCAAGCAATTTCTTACCAAGTAACAAGCAGTCCTAGTGGTAGCACAGCCTATGGTTACACAAGCCCAATTGTTGCTCCAGCAACTTTAGGTACTTCTTATACCTACCAAGTTTCTGCAGTTAATGACAAGGGAACAAGTGCTTCATCATCATCTAGTGCAATAACAACAAACAACTCTTACACAAGTATCGCTACAATGAACTTATCAGGTGGCTCGTTAAGCGCTACATATACGTTTACAAGTATCCCGCAAAATTATTCTCATTTGCAAGTTCGTTGTTTTGTTCGTTCTTTAAATGCCTCAACAACAGACATGTTTGGCCTTTACTTTAACAACGATGCTACTTCTGGAGTCTACTATTTGCACGCTTTAACTGGAAACGGTTCAAGCATAACCTCTGGTCAAACGAGCAACAACCAAATTACAACCTATGGATTCCCTCCCGTAGGAAATAGCGCAACTAGCGGTGTGTTTAGCGCCTATATAATTGATATTCCAGATTACGCAAACAACATGAAAGCAAGAAACGTAAAAATTTTTGGTGGAACTGATTTAAACGGTTCTGGAACTATTGGAAACATGTCAGGTTCTTACAGTGGATATGCTCCTATTAGTTCTATTACATTTAACACAAACGCTGGGTTTGCTCAATACTCACACATTGCCCTCTACGGAATTGCATAGGAGATAACAATGGCTGCCCAATCAACTTACACACCTATTTATACTTACACTGTTCCTAATAACACAACCCAAAACTTTACTCTAACAACTATTCCACAAACTTACACAGATTTAGTAGTGACTGTTCAAAGTTCTAACTATACTGCGGCTTATCTTGAATACTTAGATTACGGTGTTGGTGGAGGTAACATTAGCAGTACAATTCTTTATAATAATGGTCCAACGTCCAAACGTAGACAAACTGACTATTATATTATTGCAGATGACCCTTACGGTATGAATACTTCTACTACTTCTTTTGGAACATATACATACCAAATAATGAATTACGCTAACACAACAACTTACAAAACTATTTTGTCTGAATTTAGTAGCACTCAAACCTATAGAGTTCAAAGCGTAACTACAGTTAGATACACTAACGCTGTTACCCAAATAAACGTTGGTGTAGGTTCTGGGTATTGGAGAACAGGAACTATTTTTAGCGTCTACGGAATTGGAGCAGCATAATTATGGCTAATACATATACGAAAATTAGTTCTTTTACATACACAACGGCTTCACAAGCTCAATACATGACATCATTTACGTCAATTCCTTCAACTTATACTGATTTATGCATTAGATACAGTGCTAGGTCTACTTATACAGGCGGAAACGCAGACACTGTTTACATGATTTTTAACGGAGATAGCGGAAGCAATTACAATTACAATATCTCGTATTATGACACTTCGTCTGGAAGTTTTACGGGGTCAAGCGGAACTGCGATGCACGCTGGGTATGCACCTTCAGGAAGTACTCCAATAACGTATTTTGGTGTTGGTGAAATATACATTTACAACTATGCTACAACAACAACTTTTTATAAAAATGCAAAATATAATTATGGAGGTACTGGTAATGCCTCTACTTACCAGTACGCTATAGAAGCACTTGGTGCAGGAACATGGAGCAACACATCTGCTATTTCATCACTAAGATTAGGTATAACATCTGGTTACACCTTTTTGGCTGGTTCTGTTTTTACTTTGTACGGAATCAAGAACTCATAACTAAGGAGAAAAAATGACAACAGATACACCTATGGTAGTTGAAATCAACTGCTCTACTGGCGAAGAAACAACTCGTCCAATGACAGCAGAAGAGATTGCTGCTCGTGATGCTCAAACAGCGGCTTGGCTTGAGCAAGAGGCTGCTCGTAAAGCAGAAGAAGACCGTATTGCTGCTCTTAAAGCATCTGCTAAAGCTAAGTTGGTTTCAGGAACACCACTTACCGAAGACGAAGCAGCAGTAATCACTCTTTAATTCGTATGGCTTGACCCACAGTACTTAGTGCTGTGGGTTTTTTGCCTATCTAAAAGCAGTCTTTGTTTGATGTGGCTAGGGTTTTATTTACCCATACTTGGTCTTGAATATGTGGACCCCACTCAAACGATACGTCCGCTAAGTAGAACCCTTGAACTTTCATGAAAGCAGTTATGCGTTCTGTAGTTACATGCTCAGGACTTAACTGGTCTCTCTCTGTTTCAAGATGAAGAACCTTAACGTCTTTTAATCTGGCGCCAAATCCTTGAAGTGCCTGCCAGGTGTAACCCTCTACGTCAATCTTAACAACGTCAATAACGCCCTCTGGAAGAAGTGTTTCTATTCTTGTAACTGGAACAATAATTTTGTTGACAATTCCTTCATACTCTTGTGGTGAAGGAGATGAGGATGTTTCCTTACTAATCAAAGATGAAGTACCCATAACCTCTTTATCGTCAGAGTTAACTTGGTAGAAGTCAACTGCTCCTTCGGTATCTGAAACAGCAGTTTGAATAACCTTCATCCACGGGTACTTAGCCAAAGTCAAGTTAACTGCCACTGGATTAGCATCAATGGCAATGACTTGGCTACCATTTAAAGCCTTGAGTAGGTAGTTAGCGTCATCCCCGTCACGAGTGCCAACCTCAACAATTAGATTAGCGGTATCCCCAAAGAACTTACGATAGTTAGTTACGACAGGTTCAAGGGGGTCAATGCTAGAAAAAGAATGCCCTAAATTTCTAAGGTTATTTTTTACAGACTGTAGGTGAGCATGAGAAAGTTCAGGATTTTTTAAAAGGCTTTTGAAAAGTTCAACAGCTTCATCTTGACGACCAACCCACCACGCACTTACTGCTTTTTCAAAGGTGAGTCCATATTCTCCTGGGTAGTCTACCCAAATAGGTAAAGGCTTGTTCTTTGCTGTTGCAAGTGTTAGGCCCACTTCAGCATAGGTGTATGCCTCTTGCCACTTTTGGTTCTGTTCAAAGTAGCGTGAGAAAAGAAACCATGCTTCAGGACGCTGAGGCAAGTAAGCAATAGCCTTGTAATACAAGTTCTGCACCGTATGTTCTCGGTTTTGTTGAAGGCTAAAGCATTGGGCTGACTTTAAAAGCGATGCGTATACATGGTCATAATGCGTGTAGTACCCGTACTCAGCGGTTCGTAAGTAAAACGAAACAGCAGATGCGGTCTGTCCCATTCGGTCATACTCATTGGCAATCTTTAAGTTGAGCTCAGGGCTAAAAGGATTGCTAGATAATTGAACTACTAAGTCTTTAATCCCCACCGAATAATGCCTCTCCAATTAGCTCATCTACAAGAGTCTGAGGAACCTCTAAAACAAATGCAGCATTGTCTTGAAAACCCCAAGAGATAAGCAAGTTGTCGTTATAGACAGCTGCTCCACACACAAATTCAATCTTCCCATCAAGGAAAGACCATTCCTTTGGTGAGATTCCGATGAGTTTAAAAGACTTGTTCCAAACGCATAAGCGATGACGATAGACACCGTCTTTTTGTCCCATGTAATTTTTAGTAAGAACAACTTCATGGGTAATAGCGATGTACATATCTCCCCACTTAATAAGTTGAGAGCCTCCACGTTGGTCAGTAAGAGCAGTAACTCCTTCTACAACAGCAACTTGTTCACACTTAAACGGTGGGTATGGAAAAGTCTTGACAATCTCTGTAGGGGTAGACCACTTTACATAGTGATATGGCTTATCAATAATGGGCATCCAATTTTTTTCGCAGTATGAATTCTCGTCAATTGGAGCTGGAATTCTTATTCGTGAAACTTCTTTAACAGTCCAAGCTTCTTTATCCACCTCTAGCTCAGAGAGTTCCATA